AATCTATATTGGCTTTTATGGCTTCTGTTTCCTTGTTCTGTATGGCAACATCACGTTGTTTCTCCAGTAACTTTACTTGTGCACTATTAACACCGTTTTCTTCCTGTGCTTTCCTTATTTTTTCCGCATACTCTTGGGCGATAGCCAATTTCTGCTGCTGGAACGTGCCATATTCTTTCAAGTAGTCGTTCAAAGCCTGTTGTTCGGCTTTCAGCTGTCCTCCAGTTACATCGGAATTATCTTTATCTCTCATACTTTCGGCATTGGTATAAGCTTCTGAAATTTTCTGTGCCTGCTTGTCGGTCAGCTTACCGTTACCGGCTTTGCTCCATTCTTCCTCCTGTTTTCTTATCGCATCAATCTGTTTCTGATAATCAAGGTCAATCTGTTTCAACTTCTTTTCCGTGCCTTCTCTCATCAGGTTGATTTCATCCTGTTGGTTCTGACGGCGGAGAGACAAGAGTTCTTCGGCTGTCTTTTTTTGTTCTTTTTTTTGCTTTTCAGCAGCTTTTTCCTGCTTGATCAAAGAACTACCAGTAATACCGCCCAAATTTTTATAGGCTTTTTCAGTTGTTTCTACTCGTTTCTTAGCTTCTTCATACAGCTTTGAAGTAAACTTGGATTTATTCTTTTCTATTTCAGAAAGTTTCTTCTTAGCATCATCCCAGTCTTTCTTCGCTTTCTCATAATCCTGCTTGTAGGTGGTTTTATTCTTCTCTGAATCAATTCGGGTTTGCTTGACTGATTTTGCTGTATCTATAAGTGTTTTTATGTCTTTCACATTATAGATTGCTTCATCAGACAAAGTACCCTTAATATCAATAGGCAAACGAAGTTTCACAGTTCCATTTTCCCCCTTTCCTCTGATACGCTTCTCCAACTCAGAGATGTAGCGGTCAAACTCACTAATATCAACATCTTTAAGATTGGAAATGAACTGTTCAGAGATGCCTTTGCCTTTTTCTTGCAGCATGACATCACGCATAGCACGCAATTCTTTTAGTTTCTTCACATATCCATCAACGCCTTGCTGACCGGAAAGAGTTTTCAGCAGATTCTCGTAATATTTGATTTCAGATTCAATGTTAGAAAGTTCCTTGGTTTGCTTTTCTCCGGCACGTTTTGCATCTTCTTCTGCTATCTGTTGCTTTAGTTTAAGTATATCAGCCAACTTAATGGTTTCGATGTCATATTGAGCGAATATCTTAGGGTATTCTTTTCTTAACTCCGCTAAACTTCGACCTCTTTGTAAATCCGACAACGCTATATCACGAGAACTTTGTACGAGGGAATCAATCTTCTGTTTGTGTTCTTCTTCTCGCTTTTTAGCTTCTTCTTGCTGTTCATTAAACCTTCTCTGTGCCTTTTCTGTTTCTGTTGCCGAATCGCGGAAAGCCAACATTGCAACTCCAAGTCCTACTACAGCAGTAGCCAACAACACATAAGGATTGGTAAGCATTGCAGCGTTTAAAGCTAACTGCGCTTTTCGTGCCAATAAACGGGCATTGGTAAGTCCAATTTCCACAAGAGTATGTTTACTTTCAGCAGCAGTAACAAGCATTACTGCGGTTCGGTATGTACCATAAGTAACCACTAATCCAGCCAATACTTTACCTACCGTTTCATAATTCTGAATTAACGAAGTGGTTATTTGAATGCCGTCCATGATTACACTTTCCGACTTAGTTCCCAATTCGTTAAACACGGAATCCAAAGCATCCTGCATCATAGATAACTGACCGTTGATAGTCTTTGAGGCATTTTCGGACATATTATAGAACTTACCACCTGCTGATGTGGCATCTATAAATGCTTGCTGAACCATTTCTGCGGAAACAGCACCTTTAGACATTTCATCTTTCAAAGTTGCAATAGATTTTCCGGTCTTTTCGGAGATAATCTGTAACGGGTTGAATCCAGCGTTTATCATTTGATTCAAATCCTGTCCCATGAGTTTTCCGGCAGCAGACATTTGACTAAATGCCAATGTAAGAGAATTAAACTTGCTTGATTCTCCCATAGAAATATCAGACAACGCCTTTAGATATTTTATTGTATCTTCCGCTTGGATATTGAAACCAAGCATCATTTTTTCAGCACCTACCATATCAGACATGGTTAATGGAGAAATCTTAGCCAGTTCCTTGATTTGCGGAATCAGTTGCCCTGCCATATCCTTTCCAACCATTGTCTCAATGGCTGTTTGCATGGATTGAAATTCGCCACGGACACGAATCATTTCAGAACCTAATGCCTTTAATACTCCGGCACCACCAATAACCGCCAATGCTTTCTTCCAAGATATGGCAATACCGTTGTTGTTGTCTACGACTTCTTTGGCATTATCGTTGTAAAGGGCATATTCATCCCGGAGTTTCTTTACGGAAAGACGCGCTTCGGCTTGTTGTTGGGTCAGCCCAAACAATGCAGCCTTTTCTTCATCAAAAGCCTTGCGAGCGGCGTTGTATTCTTCTAACTTGCTACTTGCTGATAATGGGTTTCGCTTCAAGGCGGTACGATAAGCATCTCCAAGTCGTTTCACATCTGCTTCAATATCCTTAACAACCGCTTTTTGAGCAATGATCTTTTCTGTGAATCCGTTTACGGTTTGCGAGGCATCGAAAATCTTCTTCTTGAAGCTACTCTCCATGACCGCACCAGCTTTGGCGGCTTCATTAACCAGTTCATTCATTCGTTGATTAGATGCAGCAAGTTGAACATTTAAAGCCTTGAAAGCAGCAGGAGATTGCGTGCCATCCATGCTCATTAACTCTTGTTTTAACTTTGCAATTTCATTACGGAGCCTTACAACTTCTTCCCAGTCGCTACCTACCTTAAAATATAATTTCGCCATATCTATTTCTTTTTCCTACGATTAGCTAATTCCTTACCACTGATTCTATTCACCTTTTGACCACCATATACTGTGTGTAACTTATCCCGTTGCATCATCAACAGATTCCTATAAGGGATAACCTCAAACACTTCTGTATAACTCAAATGAAGCGTGTCAATCAAATGGGCTATCTGTCCGAAGAACGTTGTGTTTCCTACTGTTTCGGTCTTGCTGCCAGCATCGACACGTTCCTCATCGAGCTGACACACTGAAAAGCCGAAATATCCATCATGGAGAAACAGGTTTCCAAGCCATTCTTAATTTCGTCAAAAGTCCCGTTTTCCAAAGCCTTAGCCAAGTCCTCACTGCCGCAGATGAAGCAGGAAACGCCTTTCAGCATATCTTCGGTTACTTCGGGAAGTTCCTTGATTGCCTCTACAATATTATCTCCCTCCATACCGACATTGGAGAAATGATGAATGGCACGACAGATAACTTTGATAGTAGGCGGCTTGATGGTATAGACTACTCCACCTATCTCTACATTTTTGAAGTCCATCCCCAGCAGGGCATCGGACACAATTTTAGACGCTTGATTCATATCTTTAAATTAAAAAGGCGGTGAGCAACCACCCACCGCCATCCGAAAACAATCTGTTACCTTAAAACTTACGCTGTCAATGCCTTAATAGCATCTTCCTCATAGTTATATTCAGAAGCTACCCCTGCTATCTTAGGAGTTTGAACCAATCCACGAACAGCAATGGCAATTGCCTTGTCTGTATTCGCTTCACGGGCTACAATCTGGGCATTGGGAAAAATGAACCATACATTATCATCCGTCAGACAGAAAAGAGCCTTATTGATTATCTCTTTTGTCAGAGGACGTTTCCAACCTACCGCGACTTTGCTTCCTTTTTCCCCTGTTTCAACTATGGAACCGCCCATGAGAGCCGCTTTAGTTTTCCAATCGTACTGACCAATAGAGAAAGCCGGAGTAATATCGCCGGGAGTTGTGTCATAACGGTAGTTCTGACCATTCAATTGATTTTTATACCCCGTGACAGACGCTTCTGTTTCTTCAATCTGCCACGTTTCCCCGTGCACGTTTGATACTTCATCTTTAGCGGTAATAGCCGCCTGGATTAGAGTCTTTGCGATTTCGGGGGTAATGTCTGCCGTAATCTTAGAGATGTCGGCAAACAAGATTCTTTTAATTCCTACTGCTGAAATCATAATCTTATAATTTTACGTTTATTACTTCAAATAATATTCTCACATTCACATAATGGCATTTCAAAGCCGTGTCCGCTTCTATACCGATTGATTCGATAGAATAACGATAAGTAGTGCCGTCATAGGAACTTACTACATCGTCAAATAGTTTCACAGCTTGCCTTTCAAGCTCGTTAAGGCGTATGGTGTTTGCCTCATTCTCACTCAAATCGGGTACACATAGATTCACTTCTACGAAAGATTTTTTCCAATACTTTCCCGGCTGTTGTTTCTTCGTGTGGATAACGATTCTTTCGGACTTTAATTCACCTTTCAGAGTTTCCCCGTCCGGTACTATATCTATCCCGAAAGCTTTACAATCCCGGTAGAGAATGTTTCCTATGTCGGTAGTTACTATCACTCTACAATCTCCCAATCTTCGGCAAACACATCACTGATAGACGGAACCCATGAATCAGCACGCCCGGTGTTCTCGTTGTAAATAAGGCATTGACTAGTATAGTCAATGAAACCCTTACCTTTCAGAATAAGGTCTTTTGCTGATTGCGGAAGAGATTGCATCTTTGGAATAACATCCTCTGTAATGCGAGCTGGAACCTGCTTGATTACCCACAAGCCCTTGCCATTCCAGCCGCTCCTACGGACGGCCCCACCTTGTTTCAGGACTTCGATAGCATCACCAAATGTCATCTGATGCAAGGGAGCTTCGGGGGAACCATCAACTCTACCAATACGGCATTCCAATACATTAATATACCTGCTCATAATTCTATGTTGCAAACGAAGCAAATAATTCTGATATTTGTCAGTCACAACTTCGTCTATTTTCCCAGATTCAACAAATGGAGCAAGTTTGTCCATTTTTTCATATAAATCTCGCATTTCAATATGCAAGCGGTCAAGGAAAGTATCAGCTATTTTATACGCCTTTTCAAACGTATCTTTAGGACTCCAGCTTTCATATCCATCTTCATAACGAACATGATAACCCTCATCGTCAAAATTTTCCGTTGACGGATTTTCTCTAAGAAGATGTTTTCCCCACGCGTCACCTCTTGTCATAGGTTCGGCTTCAATCTGTTTTGTTCCAATGTACTTTTTCATTTTTCAAATTCTTCTTTTAATCGTTTCTCCGCATATAAAGCAGCACTACTCAAAACATCATACCCTTTAGATTCTACGAATGATGCGTATTCCGCTTCGTTTTTCAATGTCAAACCGTCTTTATCGACATCGTAATCATTGGACGTTCTCAAAGTGAGTGTATGGTCTTGATAATCCCCATGTTCCTCTGCGTACTTCACGGCTTCATCGCCTACATCAATCATCTTCTTTTCGACCTCCCATTCTCCTTCATCGAAAAAGGAGTCGACATCTGAGAAATCGGAATCTACATCCATAATTCCGAGTAGTTAAAGTAGTTTGTACTCTTTATCGTGTAGACTTCGCCTTGACCTCTTACGCCATCACCATCCATGCAACGTACTTCATCACCAGCCTTGACAGTAATTCTTTTCTCACATACTACATGATAATTCGGACGATACACAGAGCCGTTATCAGATGAAAACTCTTTGGTAGTGTTATCATCACAACGGCACTTACATACATCCTGCCAGTATTCACCACCTGTTCCGGGAATAGGTCTGCCAAACTCATCCTTATCCATCGGGGTGATAACTTTTACCTGCAATATGTGTGGAGCGAATATCATAAGAAAGTGCATTTGGGTTTGTTGCTTAATTCGTCTTTCAATCCGTACTTCTTGCACAGGAATGAATAGTAGTCCTTGATACCTTGAATGTTCCAAGACATCGAGAAACCGCTTTCACTGATTGAAGTGGCACGAAGCGATAGAGAGGGGATGAACTTCGCAATCGCCACGAAGACACGACCGTAACAATCCTCGTTCATCTCGTCCTCTCCGCTTATCTCCGCATTCAGACACATATCCAAAAGGTCAGCTTCCGACAAGTTAATGCCGAAAGACTGGAACTTCTGTGATATGTATTCGTTTATCGTCATATTAATATGGTGTAACCAGTTTACTATATGCGGTATAGCTGTAATGAGTCAAATATTTCGACTTGAACACGTATCGGAACGGACATTTAGGGACTGAAATTTGTTTTCCTTGAATAGCCGTTTCCTCTTTCATCGAACACATCATAGCTGGATTATTTGCAACCAAGAACATAGTCTGTGGCATGGTCAGTACAATACAATCAGCCGGAGCTGTTTTCAAAGTGATAAACTGAATATCTGGTAAACCAACATCAACGGATAGATTCATATATTCACACTTGGGAGATTCCACACCCGATGCCTGTACGTTCAATGAAACCAAAGACATCATCAAAAAGCCAAACATGGCAAAAATAAAATTCTTCATTTCTTTACTGATTCATAAAATTAAACAATGGAAAGGTAAAATGAACTACCCTATCCGTTTATTCAATACTTAATGCTTCTTTCAGTTTGGCAGTTGATTCTGCATCAAGTTCTGCAACCTTACCCAAAAGAGTTTCCTCTTTCATATTGCCGGAAGCCTGCACACCGATGGACTTCAAAGCCTCAATCAAAGTCTTCTTCTCGAACTCTTTCTCAAAGAGGGAGATTTTCACCTCCTTCTTTTCTTCAGTGGTTTTCACTTCGGGAGTTTTCACCTCAACCCTTTCGACAAGTCTGCGACTTTCCATATCCAGCACACGGGATTCCTCACTGACTTCAATCACTTCACCGGGAGTATAATACTTCCCGGTGAATTTGTCTCGGAAAACAGATATAACCTTTACTTTCATATCCCGCCTCCTTATGCTGATTGGATGGATGCAATTTCGCTCAAATCGAAATTGGTTATCAAATCTGGATTGGAAATCTGCGGAATCCACTCTGCCGTATATTCCATGTAGCGACCGTTTTTGTCACGGTAGTTGGAGATAAGCATCTGCCCCTCTGACGGGATATAAGTACGTCCTTGTACTGGGTCTGTCGCTTCATACGGGGTATGATGGCGCATATAACCAATGTTGTCAGAAGGTAACAGAGTAATACGGTTATCCGCGTAAATCTGCACATTCTTTCCCGTCTGGCCTTTCACGTAGTCCTCCTTGATTTCAATACGCGGCAAACCGATGCCGGTGAACACTTCGGAAGCCAAAGAAGAGGAAACCAATCCCGTACTCAACTTCATTTCGTTGCTGCCGAGAATCATCTTGTATTGCTCGCCAAATTCAGATGAACCGAGCACGAACTTGTTGAAAGAAGCGCGTGTCATAATCATCTTGGCATAAACGCCATAGTCCGGTGCCAAAGAATGGAGTTTCTCTCTCAGGTAAGAGATGAACATGTTCTTTCCGTCCACAACCACATCTCCACTTTTCGGCTTGATAAAATTGAACGGAAGGGTAATCTCCAGCAGTTTATTATTGGTCTGACCGGAAGTGATTGCAGCGTCTTTGTTGTAAACGGTGGCTTCACCAAGCATCAACAGCGCACCGAGAATAATATCCATACGCTTGTGAGCAGCAAGGGTAATCTGACGGTAATCATCCGCTAGGAAATTTACAATCTCTTCCATTGCAGCCTTTTGGTCTGTCGGTTTAGCTGCATTGAACTTGTCAATCAAATCCTGCAATTCAGAAAGACGGTCGATAGACATCTGATAAGCATCACCCAAATAGGCAATCTCACCATATCCGGAACCGATGTTCCGACGTTCACGGATGGGTTTCTCTCCAAAACGTGAATTGATAGAACCGGCCATAACTCCGGTTACAGAACCGATATAATCTTTGAACACGCGAGTAGTTACCCTGCGGAAAGTAAGATACTGCTGCCAATAGATTGTGTCCTTGCGTGTCTGGTTCACACGTCTGATGATAGCGGAAACAATGTTCGCATCATCGAATAATGTTTGAATCGTTAAAAACATATCCTACCTCCTTACTCGTTAAATTCAAACCATCCCTTCATGTTGGCTTTATCGTTCTCGGAGAACGGCATAACCAGTTTTGAAGGCTCAATCTCTGCGGCTGTACGAAGCAATGAAACCAGCGTAATCCCGTCCTCAACCTTTGTACGGTTAAACAGAGCTGAATTTGCTACATGCTTCTGTTTCAAGCCGTCAACCGCAACCGCATTGAAAAGTACGGCATCTTTGGCGATATTCTCACCGAAAGCAGCTTTGATAGTCAAGACATCGTAATTGGCATTAGACTTGTCAATGGCCGCAACCTCAGCACCTTTAGTACCGCTTCCGATGAACATGCCCACGTATGCCAAGGAGTTCTTGGCTACCTTGATAGACAAAGCCTCCGCACCGGTGGTATAGGCTTCCGCAACTCTCACGTTGATTACCGCATAAGCGAACTTGTTTTTCAAGTCCGCACAAATCGGTGTAAATACGGGAAGGAAACTTCCCACTACAAGGTTCTGCGTGTCGAGCTTGAACGGGCCACGTCTGCGGATGCCTGTCTGGACATCGTAGCGTTCCTCCTGCTCAACGGCTGGAACCAAGTCATACTTAAATCCTGCTGACATAATTAATTCTTGTTTCGTTCAACAATAGCATTCGTTCCCTCGTCAATCATTTTGGCAATGGATTCGTTTTCTTTCTCAATCTTTTGCTCCGCTGATTCGGGAGGGGTCACGCCTTTGAAGCCGTCATTTGCGAACTCCTGCTTCAAGTCCTTGAAATAAGCGTCCAAGTCCTCATCGTCCTTGATGGCGCACCTCTTGGCGTAGTTTTCGGGAATACCATACTCTTTAGCCTTTGCCAAAATCTGCTCCTGCCGGGAGGCTTGCGCCCGTTCTGTTTCAAACCGGGTGAGCTTATCAGAAAGGTTCTTGTTGGAGTCAATTAAAGCTTGCGCCCATGCAGGCACATCGTCTTTATTCTCTTCCGTTTTGGTGGTTGTGGTAGTCTCGATTGGCTTACCGTCTTTAAGGTTATGCTTCTTTTCGTAGTTGGTAACTGCGGTTTTGGAAGCATCCCCGGCACGGAAATCACCATAGGAATTTAACACGTCCGAAAAGCTGATACCCTCCACGATGGAGTTTACCTTTGTCTCGTCCGTTACACCCTCTGCCTTTTTAGTAGCGATTCGGGTTAAGATAGCAGTATCCACCCCTGTGAATTTCTGTTGCAGTCCTGCCAAGATTTGTTCTAAGATTGTCATACCGTATGAATTAAAATTTGAGATTCAATTTGCGGAAGTAAAAATACTACCAATACAGATGATTGATAAATATTTAGGCTTCCCATTCACGACAATCAATCCATTGTCGTGAATACGGTATAAAAGTTGAAAGGAAAGAAGGAAAAAGGAAATAATTGAACGATTGAAAACCACAATGGGGAGATTGTGGGAATTTAGGCATAAAAAGGCGCAAAACCGGGTGGAATTGCGCCTACCAATAAAAATAACTTGCTATTTTTTTAAAGCTTTTAATCGTACCATCTCTTCGCGGCCGTAAGGGGTTAAAATCCAATATGTATGTATGCCATCACTTTTTAAAATATCTGTTTGAATCAATTTTAAAGCCATTAATTGAATGAGAATTGTTTGAAAATCATCTCGACTTATACTTTGATATTCCCCTAATAATGTTTCTTCAATTGATTTCATAATCTCACTTTCTGTTGTTGGTTTCAGCAATGTGGTACTAATTGATAGGAAAATTTGATTCCAAGTATATTCATTTTCAAAAACTTTATCCGGATTTAATCCATCTGAATAAGGATCGAAATCATTGGCATAATGAATAATAAACATATCTTCTCCTTGTTTATAAACTCCAGTTCCATCAGGAGCTTTTAAACTCAAAAATTTTATCTGATTATTTAATCT